CGAACCAGGGGATGCGCGCGTTGGCAGAATAGCGTTATCGGTTAGACGTTTAATGAGAAGGTTCATTTACTTATGGTACGACCATACCCTTTATACCAGTTATAAATTTACGCACATGTCGACGTCATCCGCTTGGTATACAGTATAAGTGCCGACATTAGAAATCCGTTGATACATATAGACATATTAAGTAGTATCTTCCTGATAGTATGACCATATTTAACTTCTACTAAATGACGTCGTTCATTTTCGTTCGATTCTTCGATTTCACTTTGTGTATATTCTAATTCTTCGATGATTTTAGACAACGTCTCGATAACTTCATTAGGATATTTAACCATTTTATAGTAAACGTACGACACTCGTACTTAAGTTACTGTTTTGTAAAAGAAAAAAATATGATTTGGTATTATTGTCGTTCATGTAAGATTACTTATGATGGATTCGCACAATGCTGCCCCGAACTCGATCATGTAAAAGTTGAAGAGACTAGTAGTGATAGCGATAGAGAATAGATAAAGAAATCAGACTATTTAAATAAAATGAATGTATTACAACGTCTAAAAAGACTACCATGGCAGTCACTAGGTCGCCGACATTATGCGGTTAAATTAAACGAAGAACTACTTCTACCTGAAAGTGAACGTATGTTTAGAGATGAAATGTGGCAGATAATCGGAGATTTACATCCTGAGCGTAACAGGGGATTTCGTATCGAACTTGAAGTACACCACGAACAGAAAAAAATCGATCTATTTACCGAGTCAATGTCGAATTATGAAAAACATGTAATTTACGCGAAGCATAGGAATAGATTGAGAAACGCCTTCCCAGAATATGTATTTGTCGAACGTCATGTATAATTATAAACAAATTTGTGTCATGCTAATGAGACCACTCAACAACTTGTGATGTTTCTCACTTGAAACTGTATTCATGTTATCGAATATGTGCATGATGAGATCGTTATCGTCCTTAGCCTCTTCATCATGGATTTTCTCTTCAGTTCGCAAATAGTCAGCTATAACGTAAATGATTGCATCCAAAAGTTCTTCGGATGCCATCTCGAGCCACGAATTTTTAACTGTACCCCATGTGACCGTATCATCCATGACACGAACTCCGTGACCATACTTCATCTTTCCCATCTTCATGCGATCAATAACTGCTTCACGAAGATGCATATACATAACACATGCGAATACTTTAAATCACATATCCATTTCTTTTTCCCAATCCGTAATTTCCAGTGTCTTTGAAGGTGGTACCACGAGTGTTCCCCGATTAACAACACGGCATTTATAATTCCCAACGTTACATGTATGATTTAATTCATATTTAGACACAAACTGAATGAATGGATTGAAATCGGTATCCGCTTCCAGTAATGTTTTGTATCTGAAAGCTTCATCAAAAGTATGAAACGCGACGATGTGATTTACTTCAACCCCGTTTTCATGACGTTCGGCGATGGAATAAATCCCTTCTTCTCCATTCTTTTCAAATGCGAGAATATGAAATGTATGGTTCGTCTTGATCTCACTGATAGATCTACTATTTTTATCGCTCAGAGTATGCATACTCGTGTACGTGCTCTTACTCGCCCCACACTTGGTCCTGAACCGACGCGGTGTGGGGTTGTGATAGACGTTTTGAGGTTGGGCAAACATTTTTAGATTTTTCCATGTACATATCTACTTAGGCCGAATTAACCCATTTTTGCATCTTACCGACGCTCCATACGAGACTCAAGATCGCCGTAGCGTTTTTAACAGTCTCGTTTAGAGGGTTCATATATTGTTTAGTTTTATGTGTATGCAGTGATTACTTAGGTGTTCTCCCCCCCCGAACGCTCCTGATACTCCCCGGGGTGCGGGAAATACTCCCGGCGACTTGACCAGCAGCCGATCGACTACCCGGTGTGGTTCTAGTTTGTGTAACGGTAATAGTTCGAGACATCTATTATCAACCAATATTTTTTTCAATTAATGTATTCTTAAGGAAATTGGTAACCTTCGACAGTTTCTTCGACGACGACGGGTTTTTGAATAGTCTCATCGATGGTAACCGACTTCTTGGGTTTGGGCATGGGCTCGGGTTTGGGTTTTGTATTTTTTACACCCTCGCGCACTTCTTTGTATACTTCGGGAAATCTATTATACGTATCATTCTTCTTAGAAAAAAACATAACGAATGCCAAAACACAGAAAGATACTATCGTAGAAATGATAAACGTTCTGAGAATCGTCGGTTTGCTAATGTTCAGCATGATATACGTTATGCGAACATTTTAATATTTTGTATTTGTATATGAAAGTCGCTCTGAAAAGAAGCCCAAACCCTAAAAAGAAATACAGGGTTACTTTCGAAGACGGTTCACATGTCGACTTCGGAGGTAAAGGGTATTCGGATTATACGATTCACGGAGACCCGTCGCGCATGAAAAGGTATCTCGCACGTCATGGACGCATGGGTGAAACGTGGACTAAAAATGGTATGAAGACAGCTGGATTCTGGTCTAGATGGCTTTTATGGAGTAAACCGTCGATGCCAGGAGCCAAAAAACTCATGACAAGGCGGTATGGTATCACGTTTGTTTAAAAGAAATGATCAGTCCTGTAAAGTTTGGCTTCGTAGGAAGAAGCTTTGCCAAGTACGTTGACATTCTCATTACCATACAACTCTCTACATCCTAAATCGTCCATACAGTCACGACCATCGTGTGTTATAGGTATCGAATATATCTGCTGCCCAGGTGTAGATGTATAATAATGATATTGGTCACGCCTTCCACGTACTTCCTTTCCATACAAGGGGAGTGTCTCGTCATTCTCACCTAAGAGTACACCCATCTGCTGAACATGACCAGGTTTATAGTCTTTTATAGGTGGATCCCTAAATTCAGGCTGTCGACTGCGGACTGGTTCTCGTTGACGGGTGGGTTCGGGAAATGGTGCGTGGACGGGAACTTCGACACGCACGACCTGTTCGGGTCTCGATAGAAGGTAACCAATTATACCCAAAAGTATAGCGATCAGCGCATATCCAGCTACATTCGCGTTCTTGCGTTTCATTTATATATCCTAGGAAAATATTTTAGGACGCGGGAGTATCCCGAGTTTAAGTTGAACCATCAGCCATAGTAAAAATAATATAGTTTTTACCGTTTGTCCAGCCATCTTATTGTCCATATTATATATAGGACTCATCAATCTCCCAAAAAATGTGTGTTTCTCTTTTACACCAGTCAAATGAGATTCTAAAAGTGTCAATGCGCATGTATCGTCATTAATCGCCCAGTGAAAAAATACGAATGGTATTATGACCGAATACATTTTCAAGAATTTAATATTACTAGAAAATGGAATCACGAGTGATGATATAAATACTATGGTATGAATAATAAAAATAATATTCATATCTTAATATGGACAAAGAAAAGAAAGTGCGTTCAAAAAATAAATTTACATGGTCCCCTCAGCAAGAGCAAATATTGAAAACGTGGGGAGAAGCTTCTGCGTGTTACAGGTACATGCACAACCACGCATTTTTGATTTACAAGAAACAAAATATGCAGTTTTCACTCCCTGTGATTGTTTTGTCTACAATCACGGGTACTGCGAATTTTGCGCAGAGTTCGCTACCTGCTAGTATAAGAGGTGCGGCACCTGCGATGATCGGTGGGTTGAACTTGATCGCAGGTATAATAGCAACTATCATGCAATTTCTCAAAATAAGCGAAATGATGGAAGGAAATCGCGTCGCTTCGCTCCAATACGGCAAACTATCGCGAACGATTCGTTTAGAATTGACACTTCCGATAGAGGAACGATCGTGTGATGGATCAACTATGATTGACACGTGTCGTGCTGAATATGACAAACTCATCGAACAGTCCCCACCAATACCATATTTTGTCATCCAGGCATTCGAAAAGCAGTTCCCAGATGATAACGCAATTTTCAAACCAGAAATAATGCACATCCAACCAATCGACATGTTTATAAGTGAGGATGAAATGGGTAACGAATTGAAGAAGGATTTATCCGCGATCCGTAGCGGGAACGATGTTTCCGATTTAGAGGACGTTGTCATAAAATCTTAGAAAGACGACGTGTCAGATACGCGACCATTATGA